AAATTAAGATCGCATTTTACAAGGATGGCTACTGGAAAGATTTTGTCGTTAATCGGTCTATGGTTGCGAATAAATCCAATATTATCCAGCTTTCAGATCGTGGGATCGAGGTTACAAGTGAAAATGCAAAAGACTTGGTTGCGTACATATCTGATGTTGTGACTCTTAATATGGGAGATATACCGGTACATAAGAGTATCAGTCGGCTTGGTTGGATTGATGGCAATTTTGCTCCATATGTAGAAGGGATAAAGTACGACGGTGATGTTGCATACAGAGATATGTATGAGGCTGTAAGTGAATGTGGTGATTATGAAAAATGGAAAGATGAAATGGTGCAGCTTAGGAAAAATAAAATATTTCGTTTACTTATGGCCTCTTCTTTTGCAAGTCCTCTTGTAGAGCGTTTGGGAATCCTGCCTTTTGTGGTTCATGTTTGGGGCGGTACCGGAGCAGGAAAAACAGTTGGAATTATGGCTGCTATGTCAGTATGGGGCAATCCAGAGATTGGGAAACTGGTAAGGTCTATGAATGCTACACAAGTAAGCCTTGGAAGGACAGCATCTTTCTTACATTCGGTTCCATTCGCAGGAGACGAACTGCAAATAATCAAGAGCAGGTGGGATAATTATGACCAACTTATTATGTTCCTAACTGAAGGTATAGACCGGGGAAGGGGTAAAGCATATGGAGGTATAGAAGAGCTGAAACAATGGCGGTGTTGTTTCCTGTTTTCTGGAGAGGAACCTATAACAAAGGACGGATCTGGCGGAGGTGCGAAAAACAGAGTAATAGAGATTGAATGTACCGAAAATGTAGTTGATGACGGAAATGCAATTGCAAACTTAGTTCGCGAAAACTACGGGTATGCCGGGAAAGATTACATTCAACACCTTCCTGATAAAAAAGAGCTGCAGGAGCAATATAGAAAAATATTCAAAAAAGTTTTGGAAGAATGCGATACCACCGAAAAGCAAGCAATGGCTATGTCAGCAATCCTGTTAGCGGATGAATTGTCTTGCGAAATTATATTCCGGGATGTTCCTTTGAAAATATCTGATATTAAGGATTATCTACGTTCTAAAGCTGATGTCGACGTGCCAACCAGAGCATACGAGTGGGTTGTGTCTTGGATAGCACGAAATGCAAAACGCTTCACAGATCAGGACAACAACGGCGAAATATGGGGGAAAATCGACCTAGACAATAATTGTTGTATGGTTCTCAAGGACGTATTGACTGAGCAAATGAGCAAAGCAGGGTTCGAATATCCGGCAGTTGTAAGAAAATGGGCAGAAAACAGATATATTGATCGCAACAGTCAAGGAAGGTACTATTTTAATACCAAATGTTATGGTATTAAGGGAAACTATGTAAAAATTGTATTTAATATTGAAAAAAACATTGTTGAAGAAGACCTTGAAACCCTGCCATTCTAAGGGGTCTAACATGGTCTAACATAATTTTTTGAAATGTTAGACCCTTTGAAAACCGCTTGGCTGTAGGCTTATATATATATAATCTAACATAAGTCTAACATCTAACATAAATATATATTACACATGGGAAACACTTTAATTGCCCTCTCAATTATGTGTATATATAAAAAACTTATATACCCTTTCAAAACATGTTAGACTCGTTAGACCCTCAGTAAAATAGCGGGTTTCAGCGTAGACTTATGTTAGACTTTTTGTAGACCATGTTAGACAAATGTGGAGGTGAAAAAGATGTTAGATCCAAAAGAAATTGAAAAAGATGTAATTAGACTGGATGAACCACCAGAATCTTATCACTACCTAGAGAAAAACCTGTTTTGGACCTTACAGGCAATATTAGAAAAGTACAAGGCAGGCAGAATCAACAAGGAACAAGCAGGAAAACACAAACTTAGAGCAATCAAGGATTATGAGACAGATAGATTTCACAAAGAGGTTATGGATGTACATATAGAGCGGATTAAAGAAACAGAATTGTTGAGAATTGAGCTTAGAAAGAATCCTATATGGGAAACAGCTATGAAGTTATTAGAATTATACAGCGGAGAGATAGGGTTTTGGGTGAACCTGAAACAGAAAGGAGATGAAAAAATTGAACATAACACTTAGAGACTATCAGAAAGAATGTTTGGATATAATCAATAGCTTACAATCAGGCTCATACATTATCAGGCTTGCAACTGGACTAGGAAAAACAGTTGTATTCACAAATATTAAAAGAAAAGGGAAGGTTCTTGTACTAGCCCATAGGGAAGAGCTTATAAGACAGCCTATCAAATATTACGATTGCCCAGTTGGGATTGAGATGGCAAGCGAAAAGAGCAATGGAGAGCCGGTTGTAATTGCATCGATACAAACCTTAGTTAGACGACTTGGCAAATTCGACCCTTGGGAATTTGACATGATAATTACAGACGAAGCACATCATGCAGCGGCAAAATCTTATCAGAAAATTTATAATTATTTTGTTCCACGTCTACATCTAGGATTCACGGCCACACCTAATAGAGGAGATGGGGCAAGGTTGGACAATGTATATCAGGACATTGTCTTTGACAGAGATTTGAAATGGGGAATACAACAAGGTTATTTATCAGATATCCACTGTTTGAGAGTCAATATAGGTTATGACCTGTCGAAAGTTGCAAGACGTATGGGCGATTTCGCGACAGGAGAGCTTGAAAACGCTATGAATATAGAATCGCATAACAAAGCGATTGCAGAAGCATATTACAAATATGCGAAAGGACAGACTCTTATATTTGCAACTTCCGTACAGCACGCCCAGGATATTGCAAAAGAAATTCCGGGAGCTGTGGCAGTTACAGGGGACACAAAAAACAGATCTGAGATTATCGATGCATTCACCAGAAAAGAAATACCGGTATTAGTGAATTGTATGATATTCACAGAGGGAACGGATATACCGCTTGTAGAGACTGTTATGATTGCAAGACCTACGCAAAACAGCAGCCTTTACACCCAAATGGTAGGTAGAGGACTAAGGCTGCATCCGGGCAAAGAGAAACTTATCTTGATTGACTGCGTAGGCGTTACCGGAAAATGTGATATATGCACAGCTCCGACTCTTATAGGTGTTGACTTGGATCAGGTGCCTAAGCCCAAAAGGGATGAAATTGAAGGCGATTTGTTCGACCTACCTGACATAATCGCAAAGGAAAGCGATTGCCCAGAAAGTTGGATAAGGAATACCGAGATAGTGAACCTTTGGGCTAGAGAGCAGGGATACACTACTCACAATATTAATTTTTTCAAAATGCCGAACGGTGACTTGATAGTCAGTTTGCCAGAACGCAATACTTTTAGAATTCCGGCTCAAGACGAATTAGGAACGACAGTATATAACGGTGAAAAAATGAGTATGCAAAAGGCGATTGATACAGTCTATAAGGAATTGAATGAAAAATACTACGAATACAGGGCTATATGGGACTTGAATATTGTGAGCAAGTGGGGACGGAAGCCGGCTACAGAAAAGCAACTTAAATTGCTACAGCGAAGAAAGATAGAGTTACCAGAAGGGATTACATCAGGTCAAGCTAGTATGATTTTGAATAGAATTATGAACAGGAGGAAGGTAGGATGAAAAATTCCTTTGAGTCTCAAATTAATAAGCTAATCAAGTACATATTCGATATCGGATATTTCGGTACAAAGTTACATCCTAACAGGAACCACGAAGGGCAGTACATAGAAGGTGAACCTTTCGATTATATGATTGTATTACCAAATTACAAAGCTTGTTTTGATGCGAAAATGACCGAAGGTATGAAATGGCAGTTTAAACCAAAAGACATAAAGCAAGCTGAAAATTTGAAGCATTGTAAAAATGCCGGCATGGACGCTTTCTTCTTAGTTTATTTTTCAGACTATAAGCGAATGGTGAAATATGACGTTGATTTGTTTTTAAGTGTATTAGCAGAAGGAAGAAAGCATCTGAAAATAACCGAAGGCGAGGAATGGGATTATAAGAAGTGTTTGGAGGTCGGGAAGATGTTTGAGAGGTTGACACATAGGAGCAAATACGGCATTGCCTATACAAAGATTGCGGTGAATGAAAGCAATATGGTTGATGTTGGTGAATGCTATACAGGAAGAATTTTTGACCGCCTTGCCGCATACGAAGACAGCGGATTGTCGCCGGAGCAGGTGCAGGAGCTTGCCAAAGCCAAAGCAGACGGGCGACTTGTGGTGTTACCGTGCAAGGCAGGGGATACGATCTGGAAAATCAAAGCGGTGTTTTCTTATTTTTCAAAGCCAATGGAGGACAGGGTTGAGCGAATAATTATAACTAACAGCGAAATCCTTGTGTACTGTACGAGCGGGACAAAGTTTTCGATTAATAGCATCGGCAAAATCGTATTCCTCACCCGTGAAGAAGCAGAAAAAGCATTGGAGGGATTGGAAACCCGGAAACAAAGAGGTTATTAATGTTAGGGGGATGATAATAATGACTAGGGAAGAACTAAGCAGGCTGAGAAATATGCAAAAGGAACTTGATATTATACGCAGAGAAATTAACGCGACGACAGAAGAGTATGTAGCAGACAAGGTTACAGGAAGTACAACATATCATCCTTATATCTTTACGTCATTCCGGATCGAAGGGTATGATAGCGATGGATATAACGGCAAGCTCATGAGGTTAGAAAGACGACTCAAACGTAAATTGGAAGAAATAATGGACGAAAGAGAACGGTTGGAGGAATACATAGAGAGCGTCAATGATGACATCACTAGAATGATATTGAGGCTGAGATATATTAATGGACTAGGATGGAATCAGATAGGTAATGAACTAGGGTACAGCGAGAGGCAAGTAAGAAGAAAACATGCACAGTGGATTAACAAATTATAAACATGTCCTTGTATGTCCGGTTACAAGTATGATATATTGTAGATGTGAAAGAATATAATAGTGATATAGATGCCCAATTGATTCGCTCCCTCAAAAAGAGGCTCCAATTATTACGGAGTCTCTTTTTGTTATACGAGAAAAGGAGGAGAGGGTATGCTTAAGTCATGTAAGTATTGCATGCGAATCCATGATAGCAAGTTTGATTGCGGCAAGAGACCTAAGCGACAAAAAGAATCTACTAAGGTTAACAGGTTCAGATGGTCAAGGAGATGGAGAGGGAAAAGGAATAGTATAGTTGAGAGAGACAACAACCTGTGTATGCTATGCAGGGCGAACGGTAAGTATGTATATGATGCCTTAGAGGTTCATCATATCGTACCACTTGAGGAAGACTACAATCTTAGGCTTGATGATGATAACCTAATAACATTATGTGTAACTCATCATAAGGCAGCAGATAGAGGAGAAATAAGTAGGGAGTATTTAAGGGAAATACTTACAAAGTCATATGGGTATAACTACCAAAGTACCCCCCTCTTACTGGGATAGCCTGCTTCTAAGGGCCTGAATAC